ATAAGCAGGACTACTAGTTCCAATACCAACTCTACCATTAGCCTCATCTACATGAACTGTAGTAGATTCTGTTGGGTATGTAGAAGTACCTACCCATATTTTACCTGCTGTTAAGTTTGGTAAATCATTAGATCTACCTGCACCCATAACCTCACCACCACCATTACTAGCATGAGATTTGGTAATAACACCAAGGTTTTGTATTAAGTTAGGATGTACTGGTTTGGTAGAGGTCCAACCTCCACCTGGTGCCACGTATACTGTTGTACCTGAGTCAAATGCAGACGTATCTATGCCTGAAATTCTACCATAGATAATAGCTTGACCATCTACACCAACAGCAATGTCTTCATTTGCAATGTATACTGCAGGCATCAATGCTGGATCTGCAGCATCAGCTGGAGTTACATCTGAAATATTACCTGAAGTTTGACCAGGCAATACTGCTAAAGGAGTTCCTTTTGGTATAACTGCCCCAGAAGCATTTCTTACAGTAGCGTAAACTGTTTGTACTTCTGTTAAATCAAAGTCAGCAACAATTGAAGAAAGATCTACACTTCCTGCAAATGCATTTCCTATACCTGTAAAGTTTAATATGTTTCCTGATAAACTTACACCATTTACATAGTCTACACTATCTGTTGATGTAATTCTTATTTCAGAATCTGATACTCTTGAAACTGTAGAAGCACCTGCAGCGGAAATTAGAATGTTATCAGTAGCACCTTCAGAGGATGTTAATCTGATATTAGTTGTACCGCTGGGTACTGATAAATCATATGTGGTATTAGTAGAAACAAATCCTAATGATTTTACCCATGCTGTAGTAGCAAGCTTTGTAGAATCATCTGAAGTTGAAACTGTGACACCGGTAGCGGCACCTAGTGAAGTGGTGCCGTTTACCGTTAAGTCACAATCTACCAATACATTACTTAGAAATTTCTTCATTTCAAGGTATTTGTATAGTAGTAAATATCTCTAATTTTTAGAGATTAGGCAACTTTTATTGCCATCATTACATATGCGCTGTCTACTGGAGGTCTACAAAAATCTAGCTCTACAGTATCAACATCAATACGTCTTACATCACACTCTACAGTAGCACCTGTAGAAACTTCCATAATCTGTACAATACAGTATAAAGAGTTTAATGAGTGATTTACAGATAGAGTAGTAAGTGCTGAAGGGTTAGCTAATACTTGAAAGTATCTTAATTCTGCAAGACCTCTAGGGGTTACTGCTCTTGCAGTATCCGTCATTGTTTGAGTCTCAGAATTTGTAGCTAATTCTACAACCCCTTGATTACTAGATGTAGCTGTCTCAGCAGAAATTGTATGACCACCTGCTCCATCAGAAACAATATCAATACCATTTCCCTCAGTAAGAGTAACTCCACCACCTAAGAAATCTTCAGTTGTAATAGATTTAACTACACCACCTTCTTCAATTAAGACAGTACGTCCTGTCATAGTTGTTTCAGCAGCAATAGAACCTACATGGAACTTCTGATCTACAGTTGTAAAGTAATCATTACTTTCATCCCAAATAAATGAAACATTTGTAGAGGTACCACGCTCAACTTCAAAACCTGCGTTTTGTGTAGGTGCACCTGTTTCATCATTGTTAAGAAGAATAATACTATCACCGATTTCTACAGTGTTAGAATTAATATAAGTAACAGAACCGTCAACACTAAGGTTACCGCCAATATGAACCCCACCATTAACATCTAATAAGTAAGTGTTATCTGGAGTAGTGGTACCAATACCCACAGTACCATCAGAAAGGATTGTCATACGAGCATCAGCAATAGTTGCACTATCGCCTGCAGCAGTATTATCTAAAGCAAAGTGTAAAGCACCACGACCAAAGTCATCTCCAGTGTTTTCAGCAATAACCGCAAACTTTTTGTATGCAGTTTCATTATCAGCAACACGGAAGTGTAAAGAAGCAGAATCAGCATCTGCAATTCCTGCAGAGTCAGTTTCAATTAATACAGTACCTACACCATTATTAATACCTACTACATGTAGATCTGCTTCTGGTGATGATGTATTAATACCAACATTTCCAGAACCATCATTATATAATGCTGAATCTATTAACTCACCATTTGTATCATCCCACTTAGGTAAGAAGTTATCAGTAAGTGCATCAGCACCTTTAAGACCTACAGCATCAGCAGTAACCTCAATACCTGTAGCAGCAGCTACATTAAGAGTAACACTAGCACCTAGGGCTACTTCACCACCATCTACAAGACCGTCTCCAGCAACAATTGTTACAGAGCTATTTGTAAGACTTGAATTAGGAATTGCTGATAAGCTAAGCGTTGTTCCTGATAGTAATAAACCTGTAGCAGAAGAAGTGCTTAACCATTCTGATTTACCTGCGGAGTCATCCCAAAATAAAATACGGTCAGCATTAGGATCTACTAAGTCTTCAAGACCTAAATGATCTAATCCAATAGTTGCAGTATATACACCATCTGAACTTGTAGATTGTGTAATTGCAACACCAGTATCTGCTGTTAATTGTACATCAGTAATGTCACCAGCCATTGACTGCCAACTACTACCATTGTAAAAGTACATCTGATTATCAGACGTATTAAAGTAAATCTGACCATCTGCTGGACTAGAAGGAGCAGAAGCCAGATTATGTATAGATGCATTCAGTAATTCACATTTACTGAGATCTAAAGATGTAAGAAACTTCTTAGCCATGATTCAATTATTTAATTTAAAATTGCCTTGCCACTAAATGGTGCGCAAAATGTTATAGTTATTTGATTAAGTGAGTCTACAGTAACCGCTCCTTCTACCTCATCACCAGCAGATGTTAGAACTGTAACTGAAGGTCTTTTATTAAGACCATGTATTATTATCCATGTATCAGAAGGTGATGACTGATTATATTCATGGCTACTTTTATATGTTGCAGTGAGAGAAGAACTATTACGTCTCTGTATTGTAAAAACTGTATCTAAAGCTTGATCTATAGTAATTCCAACTACAGAATCATCATAAGCAGCATTCCAATTATTTATATTTGTTATACTAGCTCCAACTCTTACCCAGTGATCTACTTGCCATACATATAGACCTTCTAGATTAATATCCCATATAGCTAGACCCGTATGAGGTTCGCCTAAAGACATAGCCTCTCTATCTACGGTAGTCTTATTTTGAATTCTAGCATCTAGTAATTCATTTTTAGCAAGACTTAAATCACTATAAAATATTTTCTTTTTTGCCATCTTAACTTATGTAAGCATATCCTGCAACAGCCTCACTAAATTCAATTTGAATTGTATTGTTATCTACAACTCTAGTTACCCCTTCAATCTCATTACCATCAATATCTGTAATCAACTCATTACCAGGTACAAACCCTAGGTTATGACTAATTACCCACACATCACTTGGAGTCAATTGCTCATGAGTGTATTGATCAGTAGGAGAGTTATCAATATTTATAATTGAGTTAAGATTAATTCTAGTTATACTACCACCAGCATTAATCTCTACAATATTTTCAAGACCGTTAAATCCTGTATTATATACTACAGATGCAGAATTAGATGATGTACCTGTATAGTTATAGTAACCGTCATTACTTGTAGTACCCAATTCACTATTTACATAAATAGGTAAATTAGCAAAGTATCTAAGTTGACTATCTGACATGCTATTTTCATCAGTAAGCACTTTCCAATCACAAAGCATCTTTTCAGCTTCTAGCTGTTCTAAAGACTTATTATTACAACATGGAGCTATACCATAGCGTTCTTCTAAAAACACCTTATAAACAGCGTCAGAGTACTTTCTTTCAAGTTTCTCTGCACTCTTAGTGTAACTATCCAATTGAAGTCTAGTAGCCATTTTATTTTTTATTTAAAGTCTGATTGTATTTTGATATACAGTTAGCACAGACTTGTGTTCCATCTGCTGCAGTTTTCTTTTGACAACCACAACTTAGTTTTGATTTACAGTTAGGACATGTAGCCATTTTGGTTTTAGCTTTTAATTAAACACAAACGTTCTCTAATCTCTTTAGAGCATATATAAATAGTTCATAACCCTCTTTAGGTTCATGACAATATTCTACTTTTGATTTAGCTGCATCCAACATAGATTTAATCAATCTCATTTCTGCTAGCAATTCAAGCTGAGTATCTGTAGGATCATAAGAACCTAAATCAATTTCTCCTAGTTTCTTGTAGTATAGATTTAATGCTTGAGTTCTTCTCAAGTGATTGTACTCTACATATACAGAGTCATTAGGAGATATACTATATCTAATTACATAAATACCATCACCAATTTGAACTGCACTAGAACTACAACCTACGTCTTGTATACCTAATGTACACGCATTTAAAATGTAATTAAATCCAGCAATAGCATCTATATCTCTTGTCTCATTAAATCCAGGAGATAGTACTTGCAACGTAGGGCACTCAACACTTAAATCTTTACTATAAGAGCTAGTGTCTATAATTCTTAGAAGTTTAGCATTAGCCGTTTCTGGTATGTCTAAACTTAGTTCATGTTTTGAAGCCATAATTATTAGATTATTTAAGCACACTGGCTTATAGATAATTTACTAAAAATTTAGTTTATATCAAAGAAAAAGGGGAGTAGAGATAACCCCTACTCCCCTTTAATTTATAACTAAAAGTAGTTTAGTAAACTTCTACAGCTACATCAGCTGCAGTTGCAAGAGCAGAAACAATTGCTTCTACCTGACCTACAAGTGCAGTATTAGATTCGTCAACTGCAATAGTTAACAAATATTGATCACTGTTGTGCATACCGCTTGGGTTGTAAGAACGTGGAATGCTGTGCAGAATGTTAAAAGTTCTGTAGCTAGCAGTACGATCTACTTCAAAAGCAATTGCATCAGTAATCTCACGAATACGTGGATCATTGTTGTAAGGCTCTTGAGCGTAACGGTTAGACAAAATAAAGTCACGGATGACTGTTTCACCAAATCCATTACCTTGCTTAGCAAGAACAACAGTTGATTCAGTACCTGCAGCGTAAGGATCTTGGAAATCTACAGCACAGATATCACCAGTTTCATTCAATTCAGAAAGAATAAGTTGTACTGGCTCTTTTTCAAAAAAGTCAGTTGGACGGAAAGAACAGTCACCAAACTTGGTATCTACGTAAGCACCACCTACAACCAAACGACATTTTTCACCGTTAGTATTAGCAGCAGTAATTACATTCCAAGCAGATACACCATCCCACTGTTCAACAGAAACTTCAATAAATGGACCTACTAATGGATCTGCAGCCATATCAGCAGCAATGTCCAAAAGTACTTTAGAAGCATCTACAGGGCTATTAGCGTCATCACAATCTACAACGTAGTCAGCTACAAAGTAAGAGTTACGACCTAAGAAACGTAGTGCAGGAGAGCCTTTAACGTCCAAACGAACGAATACACTTTTACCAGCAGCAAATGTACCACCAGTTGTAGCAAGCTTAACTGTTGCAGCAGTTGCAGCAGCAGGCTCTACTTGCCAGATCTTAGAAACAAACTTAGGGTTGATACCCTTAGATTTTACAGACTCTTGGTAACCACCGTGGTGAGGACCAATTTTGTCTACACTGTGAAGGCTACCTTGAGCCAAAGTGTAAAGACCGCCAGCAGCTATAGCACCAGTTGCTACAGATGTAAACGACTTGTCTAATAGTGCTACCTCACCTTTAGTAAGGTCTTCAGAAGATGTACCACCTGCTACATCAGCAGCTTGTGCGATAAACATCTTTTTGTAAGCATGGGGAAAATAAGCCATGATTTCAAATATTTAAATTAAAAAAAAAGATTATGTGTAAAGCAACGTGCCTTACACTATAATATACAAAATAAATTATTAAGTGTTACGTTGTCCAGCAGTTGTTTCACGCTGATAATTAGTTACATCCATAATATCTCCAGCAATAATTGCTACAGCTTCATCAATAAGAATCTCAGCAATGTCGTCCTTAAATTCACAGGGTACATCTGTATTAGATTGTAATCCAGTATAAGGATCTTTACATCCGGCAATTTCAATATTTCTAGGAGATCTGTAGTAAGTAAGCTTGGGCTTATGTACTTCAAAATCATCATTGCTGTAAATCCGGAGTCTTCCTCCACGTAAAGTACATATAGTTTCTCCCCAATCATAATCAGGTCTTTTTAGAGGATCTCTTAGAATAATATCTATGTTTGCCTCTTCTACTAAATAAGTAGTCATATCTCTAGGAGGACAGCACTCTGACTTAGCCAAAGTACTGACCCTCTTAAAGGAGAGATAGTTATCGGGAAGAGAATTACTTACATATACGTTATCTGATTCAATACCTTGAAGGTCAATACTTTGCAGTAACTCTTGTAAATCATCTATGAGTGTCTTGGATTGTTCATCACCTTCTTTAAGAAGGTTATTCCCCTGTAGCTGTCTCCTTACCCACTCAATTTGAGCTTTGTTGAACGCCTCTACTATTTGCCAACATTCTATATTGTCATAGTCATTGCTAGCAAGTTTATTAAGCCTCTGCTTAAATTTAATCTGCAGTGTAGTATTGTTCATAGGTTCTAGCTACCACAAGCTTCACAATCTTCAGGATTTTCTAGATTACAACTTGGTTGCTCTCTATCTTCCAAATCTTTTACAAAATCTGCAAAACTATCATCCACTTGAAAATCGTTCTTATCACTCATGATTATTTATTTAAGAGTTCCACATTCCTTCTACGTTACCCATCAGTTTTATCATTACCTCTTCATTCAGAGGGTTCTTTAAAAATCCAACTACATCTGATGGAGTACGTCCTAAAGCTGTACCGCTTTCAAGATCATAAATCATACCATCTGATTTAGTAGTAATCATTCTAAATTGTGAGGCATCTTTAACAATTGCTTTTAGTTTCAACTCTTCCATGTTTAACCTAGCAGCATCTAAAAATACCTGAGATGTTTTCTTTTTATCTCTATCTACACCTAGACCATTGATATAGTTATCCATGTTCTCGTATAAAATATCATTTGGTGTATTCTTAGTGTATTGAGTGCTATTAGCATCTACAACCTTAGCAACTAAGAATAACTTATTAGACTGCTTATCAAATAACTTCTGTAGTTCTGCAAGCGCTCTATTGCGTAACTTAGAAATCTCTGTACGGTTAGCAGCCGTTTTTTCCAATTTATCAAGGAAGAACTTAGGAGGAGTTGGTTTGTTCCTAGCGTCTTCCATACTTTTTGCTACAATGCTGAAACCTCCAGCTTCAATAGCATATAACTTAATGAGGTCATAAGGATCTTTAATTGGATCTAAAAAGACTGGATCGTTTCCACATCTTAAAGTAATCCTTCCCCAAAACTCATCATTATCTGGTCTAAGAAGTTTAACCTCTTTCCAAAAATCTTTACTCTCAGGATCAATAACATTAGCTGCTAAGTCCTGTTCTAGAGATGCTACTACTTCACGTATCTCACGTATCTTAGCTTCTCTATCATCTGCAGGAAGCATTTTAACTTCCGGTGCAAATTCATTCAATCCAGTAACATAACGCTTAATACCGTTTAGCTCTAAACAAGCTAGTTGCTCTTCATGGTATACACCATCCATTAGAGACATTTGGTAATTCTCAAGTCCCATGTTACCTACACTTGGATCAAAGTAAGGCTTAATACTAATCTTGCCTGACTTACCAATTTGGTATTTTTCAATTATAGTCACACTCATTTTTTGTTGGTTTTAAGTTAGTGTACTTGTTGTTTGCCAGGGCTACCAGTCCTGATAAAGCAAGGTGTGCAGCAAACAGTTAAAGAAGATTGGGAGAGGTTTTACCCTCTCCCTTTCTACTTATTAATCTTAGAATGATCCTCCTGTTACAGGGTTTCTCATTACAATCTTCAATACCTTAGTTGCATCTTTAACCCAGATAGCAGGCATTGTTTGTGTCATGAATACACGGTATCCGTTGAAGTTACCAGAAGACTGGAATCCTTGTGTACGTCCCATGTAATCCATAGTACCATTTTGGTAGAACCACTTCAATTGGTTATCCCAGTTCAATTTCAACAAGTAGATGTTGTCATTACCGTTTTCAGTAACATCAAATACTACAAAGCTGTAAGAGCTTAGTGGGTGACCATCTACTAGAGGGTTCTCAATATCATTAGTATGCAAGTTATCAAACGCAGCGTTCAATACAAACTTAACGTTAGCCAAGAAAGGAATAACGTAAGAAGTGTATGCAAAACCAAAGTTCAAGTCCATGTTAGTACCAGATACTGCACCAATGTCAGTAGCACGTACCAATAGACCAGAAGCATTAGCTTCAGCTTTGATAGCTTCGTTAACAAGCTTCATACCACCCATACCAGTTTGAACAATGATCTGACGCTGTGGATCTGGTCCAGCAAGCTCTACACGTCCTTGGTAGAAGTTCATCAATTCTGCTTTGAACATATCTAGTGAGAAACCAGACTTGTTATATACTCTCTTGAAAGAGTTATCAAGCTGCTTCCACAAACCTACAGATAGACGTACATCATCTGGTCCGTCTTGACGTACACGTCCACCGTGACCCCACATTAGGTAAGTTTCAATATCCTTAGCAATTTTGCTTAGGTGAGCTGCTTCAAGCTGAGTAACGAAAGTACGGCTCAAAGAACCATTCTCCATGCTACGCTTAACTGCATCTTTACCCATTTTAGATACCATATCTTCCAATGAAGTGATAGAAGGATCCATACCACCATCTGAGTTTCTCCAGATTTCAGTTACTGGAACTGTACCATCAGCACGCATTCCACCTTTCATCATCATGTCTGCACGGCTAGATACACTGTAGTGTACGTGAGCTTCTGCACCACCTACGTAGTTGTAGAATTCACGGTATCCAGTAGTCATATCACCCATGTCAGAGAATCTCTCACCGTACTCACCTCTTGCAGAACCTTTACGGAAGAACTTAGTACCTGATCCCAAGTACTTGTTATCCAAGAATTTCAAGTTGTCGTTGTTTACCAACTGTACAGTGTAGATGAATCCATCACCAGCAGGAAGAATATCTTCTGCAGTTACATACAATTCAGCACCGTTGTACTTATCGTAAGTAATGATGTCACCATGACCAAAAGCACGCTTGTTGATTTTGAGTTTGAATGTCTGACCATCAACACCTTTCTTAGTGTTAGAAGCTTCAATATCTTCAATAATGTAAGGAAGATCTTGTGCTACTGGTACTTGCCATTTGTACTCACCACGAGCATTGTCTACAGTGATAGTATTTTTACCACCAAAAGATGCCATTTGATAAAGTGGCATTTCAACCTTTTGAGCCATTGCCCAAAGGTCAACAGGACCCATATCAGTAGGTTCTGAACTACCTAGCATGTTAGCCAAGTGGTAAGAATCTACATGAGAAGAGGTCTTGTAAGTAGTATCTCTTAAGAAGATACCATTGTTTAAAACAGGAGTTGCCATGTTTCTCTAATTTAGATTAATTAATAGTTGTTGTTAAAATCTCTTTAAAATATTAGTTGGTCTTGGAATACCTCTAGACCTTCTAGTTTCTTTTTCTTCTACAACAGTTGAAGAGTTACGTTTACTTTGTTCCGTCTTCAATTGTCTTACTGTCTTTTCTACAGTTTCTGCTTTAGCACCTTCTTTAATTTTACTATGGTAGCTATCTCTATCAGATAGTAACCAAAGTGCTTCAGCAATAAGCTCATGGTTTGGCTCAACATACTGATACTTTTCTAGCAAGTGTCCTAACATATTAGTCTGTCTACCTGAAACAGATTCATAATTAGGCTCTACTAAACCTTGGTATAAATTAGCTTGTGTTTTTTTATCAAGCTTAATACCGTTTAACTCACCAGCCTTTAAAGTCTCATATACATTCTCCATGTATTTGTTAGCTGCTTCAGCTTGCTGTGCTCTACGTTGCTCTTGTTCTGCAAGACGTTGCTGTACAACTCTTTCCTGCATTTTATCCAACTTAGGTTTAAACTTATTAGCAAGCTGCTCTAACCTACCCATGTCTTTATAGGTTTCAATCTCTTCTTGAATCTCTTCAGAATCACCAAAACCAGTAGCAGATAGGTAATTTCTTACAATCATCTCTTGGTCTGATTCTACTTCAGGATTAAGTTCTCTAGCCTGTTCCACTTGTGCTAATGTTCTAAACAAGCCTTTAAGGTCTGTACCACCATCAGCTACATATTTAGCAGCTACTTGAAGTTCTTCTGGTAATGATTCAAAAAATTCCTGTGGAGTTTGTTCTTTAAGTTGACGCTCCTTTTCTGCAAAGTTTGCTTCAATTAACTCCTGAAAATCTTTAGCGGAATATTCTTCAATAGGCTTATCATCATCAAATGGAATTAACTTCTCATCTTCAATAAGCTTACTGAATACATCAGCTACACCTTCAATTCTTTTACGACCTCTTTTCTTCTTAGGTTCGTCATCAGAATCATTATCATCATCATCTTCTTCTTCTTCCAGAAGACTATCTACTTCTTTAACTACATCTTCAAAAGTAGCGTCAGCTTTCACTTCACCTTCTTCATCAGATTCTTCAGTAGTTTCTGGAGAGTCTTCATCTAGAAAAGACAAATCCGTCTTTTTATTTGAAAGAACGTTTGCAGATTTCTCTGCATCTTGGGTAGGTACTGTAATTGATTCAGCACCAGGCATACCAAAGATTTCATCCAAGTCCACGTTTACCTGACTAACGTTAGTAGACTCTTCTACTTGTGGGTTTTTTTCTTCACTCATAATGTTGTTGGTTTTCTCTCATTATTAATATACAAATCTCCTTGGAATAAACCTTGGAGATTTGTAAAAAGGTTATAAAAAACTAGTGTTTTTGACTAGCATATAGCTAAGACCTATTCTTCTTTTTTACGAGAATTTCTTATAGGAAGAACATCATACTTGTTTTTGTTCTCTTTAGCAATCTGTAGCTTAGTGTTTTCAATACGTTCTCTAGACATTAACTCCTCTTTCTTAAGATTCATTTGTTGCTGTTGAACTAGCTTCTTATTACTTTCTGTTTCACGTTTCGTTTGCATTTGAGATCTGTATTTCTCAGAATCTCTTACATCTTTTAACGCATCTTGGTAATCAGATACCTGGTTCTTATTAATGTCTTGCATAGCACCATAACCAGCAGACTTAATTTCAGCTTCAATAATTCTAGACTGACGATTCTTATCATTCTCTTCAGCTTCAAATCTTCTAGCCATTTCTTTTTCTTGAGCTTCAGCTTGTAGTCTCTGCTGCTCCATTTGCATAGCTTGTTGCTGTTGAGCCTGACGCTCTTGAACTTGTTTCTGCTCAGCATCTTTCATAATGGTAGTAACCTCACCAATACTATCAGACTTGATAATATTACCTAAATCATAGATACTAGCACCTGTAGTGTTATTAGTAAGAGCCATTTGCTTTAGCTGTTCTAACACTCTTCTATGATTAGCTTTAGTAGTACAGAAAATGTTAAAGTCTCTTAACAATAATGTTGTACCATCAATTGAGAAGTTTACCTTTTCATCTTCAGATGTAGTGTATTGCAATCTTACAGAAGGATTATTGCTATGATAGTACTGTGCTAAATCTGTACGCATCTGGTGTACCCTAGGCATCAAGTGATCTGAATGCTGGATAAAGTAAGATTCTGTTTGAGCATAAGAACTCTCTAAAGAAGCTTGTACCCCTGTAGCAGTTTGTTGTTCCATAGCTCCCCCCAATCTTTGGGCATTAACACCAATAGCTTCAAAGGCTTGATTCTTAAAGTAATTTGCAAGCTGAGTTCTAGAAAGTAACCTTTGAGTTTGCTCTAAGTTTAATACTTGGTAATGCTGGAAGTTAAGAGCATTCTCTGTATTAGTAATAGATGTATCAAGAGGAAGCATTTGGAAATCCTTCATTGCTACATAAGCTTTAGCCAAGTTGTTTTTACCCCAGTCTTCTCCTAGTGAGTGACGTGGAATAGCATTCTGGTCAAGCATAATTACAGTACCTAGTTCATCCACTAGAATATCTGCAATTTGATTATTTACAATGTTGTAGCCAATCTGGTAAGGCTTCATTAAATCTACAAGAGAAACAGACTTAGTGTTTCTATCAGAGAATACAGCACCTTCTACAGGAAGTTTACATCCATATAAAGAGCTATCCCCTTTAAACTGAAACTTAAGTCTACCAGGTTTAGGTTTATCAATACCTAGGTAAATAGTTTCACCATCATTAGGTGAAGTCATACCCCAGTAAGTTGGATGGTTAGGTCCAATCTTAACTCCACCCCATACTTCATTTATCCATATCCAATCAATATGATCACCAAAGATTACATTCTCTTTAGTTTTTTGCTTAGATACATTTGTATTGTAAAGAGGCTTGTCTATAATAACGTAATCATCTGTTATAATATCTTGAACAACGGTACCATCTTCTAGTATTTTAGTAAGGTGTCCTACACGTCTTTGTGTTTTCCAATACACTGTACTAACACGTAACATAAAGCTTTCACCAAAATCAAATAAGTCTTCTGACTCACCTAAGATCCAGTCAACAATATCGCCACCATTACCCATTCCTAAATCATGGTTAGCAATAAACTGGCGGTAACCTAATGATCCATTATCAATACTATTCCACTCATGAGATCTAGTACCATCATAGAATGAACCATCATTTGGTGTACCAGGAATAGCGTAACCTGCTGATCTTGCAGGATATACTTCTTCTAATTCTTTAAGCTGCTTCTCTGTCATCAAGTAACCATACTTATCAATAACATCAGAAACAGTCATCATATCAGATTTACCTACCCAGTTTGCCTGAGAAATATATCTAACATCTGGAGACTTATGATAGAACGTAAGAACAGGATTCCATAGTTCAACGTCATAGTCATCTTCACTCATACGGAAATGCCAGAACTCTCTATCAGTAATAAGCATGTCTTTAAATGCACGCTCTTCTAGCTCATACATTTTAAAGCGTTCCTCATCTACTCTTAACTGGTGGTTTGCCCACTCTTCTACTAGAGATCTGTAGTCTTTACGGAAGAAGTCTTCAATCTGAGGAAGAGTCATTAGACTCTCCTTACTTAACATTTGTTGTATCTGTGGATTTTGAATGTCAGCACCAGATGCTGCTAGCTTAGCAATCATTTCTTGAGCTGCTTCTGATAGAAGAGTATCTTCAATCATTGCACGCTTCTGTTCTAACATTTCATTGTAAGAGGTATCATCTACTGCTCTAAAGCTAACCTTTGCATACTTAGACGCAAATTCACCCATAAGAACATTAATGACATTTGGAATAATAGGATAGAACTTAAGCTCTAATGCAGATACATCTTCTTGGGTTAACTGATCTACTAAATCAGCATAGTTGTTATCATCCTCAATGATATAGTCAGTCTTGTCTATAATACCTTTAGCAAGCTTATAGTTTTTTAACAGACGTCTAGCATTTCTTTTCAGTTGCTTTTGACCCTGTACTTCAATCCAATCTATATTCCAGGCAGCCCATTCTTCATCTTTCTTCTTTTCAGGAAGAAACTGTGTAGGCTGTTCCAGGGTACCCATTCTATTTTTGTCAACCTTGGCGCCAGCCTTAGCCTGCATTGCATTTATAATTCTAGGCATGTTATCTTAAATTTTTAAAAGCTGAACGCTTTCCTTTACCTCCCATAATACCTTTACGGTTCCCTCCAATATGTCTAAAGGGACTCATATTTAATTTAGTCATTTTCTGCGTATTATCCAATTTTACAGAGGACTCATTATCAATTCGTTTCTGATAACCCCTGTTAGCTTGCTGGACTTTAGCAAAACTTATAAGTGCAGCAAAAGATACCAGTCTATCCACATTGACTCCAGGTTGGTATGCTTGCATTTCTTTCATAAGCATAACATCTGGAACACGCTCAACACCATAACGTCTTTTAAGAATGGTACCGTCTGAATCAGTTTCTACATCTATCTCTTCTTTTAAATACTCAATAGCATAATTAATCAAGTGATTTTTAAATAGTGTACCAGTATTCTTCCAACCATATTCAGCATAAACGCTACGGTTACTTCCTAGATCCTTTAGGAAAAGAATTTGATCTTTAGGTACCAACCATTTCTGCTTACGTTTAGCAATCATGTATTGGATAAAAAGAGATACGTTATTTTCAACTAGTGTCCAAGCCTTGTAATATTCTATAATCTTTTCCAGTTGCTCATGCGTTTTATTAATATCATCATATCTACCACACCATGCAGCTACAATCATATCACCTTCTATGTAGCTCTTAGGACCCTCGTCAGTAATCTTTGTTACTTCAGTGGGGTTCTTATATACATAGATGCTACAAAGTGACTCAGAGGTCGTTGTTTTACCTTCACCCACGGGATCCACACTTGCATAGTATTGACCAAACTCTGGTTTATCCGTAGGTCTTTCATAAACACAAAGTACCCCAGTCTTGTCTTCCTGCTTTTTATTTACAGGAAATGTATTGATTGGTTGCTTCCTACTTTTATGAGGAACAATACCTACACCATCAGTATCCCATTCAAGTTCTAAATACTCTACAGGATAATCTTTGTCATCAATACGTTGCATCTGTGAAGAAACAAGGTTTTGAGGGAAGAGTGACTCTTTACGATAAGCAAACGCCTCAGCAATATTTGTTGGTTTTTGAGAAATTCTCAGTTGATATTGCTCAGGACTTAAGTCTCTTTTCCATATTGCTCTCTCCTCCCGAATAGCTAATAATGCCTCTTCTACTTTTGAGTTACCCCAATCATCAATAAAAGGTGGCATTGACCACTGTTCAGGAATAAAAAGTCCCACTTCTCCTCTACTCCCATTATCATCTAGCAGGTTGGTTTTAACTGCATAGATGTCGTTGGCTTTTGGGTTTAGTATCATATCCTTTAAAGGTTCACACTGATCTAAATCCCCTACAGAACCAGCTGCAATAAACATACCTGTAGTAATCTGACCTGACGACATTGCAGGTCTAAGGTATTCATATGTCTGATCCATCTTAGGAGCAATACCAGCTTCCTCATGAAAGAAGTATGTTACTGGACCCCCTACCCCTTTGGTAGCATTCTTTTCAAAAGACATCCCCTGTATCTTAGACATAAGCCCTTTACTCTGCTTACGCCCATTGATAGTAACTTCAATCTTTTGTTCCCAAAGCAAAGTTTTATCAGGGTTGGCTGGTCTATACCAGGCGGTGTGTTCATTAAGAAAGTTCTTGTACTCGTCCAAGAATTTCCATGTACCTTCATCATTTACATAAGATTTAAGTGAAGCCCCCATCTTTAACACAGCACCCTCTTCAAACCAGTAAGCGTTCAATAATTTGGCAGCATGAAAATATGAAGAAGCTATCTGACGTTTTTTCAAAATAGCAGAATGTTTAAAGGTAGCTTCGGCTAGCCATTCATAAAGAGCCATATGATATTGGGCGTCTCTAACTTTGGCAAAACCATATTTCTTTTCTTCTTTATCATAGATAGGTAGGAAATTTAACCACATGTAATAGTCCCTGGTTAAATACCAAGTATCTTTTTCCCCCTTAACTATTACCCCATTTCGGCATTTATTTTTTTGGTCATCCCAATAATCTATAAATTCTTTAGACATGAATGGAGCAGTAATGTATACCCCGTCTTTATTCAATTTAGTAGCCTCAGCATTAAACACAACAGTCTCTTCAGTGAAATTATATTCACCTGGTTCTTTAAAAAGTTGCTCTATAAACTTGACAAGTTCATTTTTATCACCGAACTTTACCCACGTCCAAGAGACATCTTTACTGTTATAACATGGGATACTAATACTACTCATTACATTTGATCATAAGATAGATTTTGACCTCCCCTAACAGATGATTTTTGTTCTTCCTGTAAATCACTATAGGCACCTTTAAAGGAATTTCTTATCTGTTCAAACTTAGCAGCAGCGTTTACTACCTGATTAATGTTACCATCTCTACCATGCTCTATAGGAGTTTTCTCCATATATGTAGCAAGACGGTCTAGCATAGAAGCAATACCTTTGTAAGCCCGGTAGGTAGGAGTTTCATATAGACGTCTACATTCTACAAGAGCTTCTATAATAGCTGGATCTTCAGTATCAAACTCAGGAAATTCTTCACCAGTACGTAACTCCCTCATTATGAGATCTTCTTTATCCCTATCAGGAATATTAAAGAAAGGATTCATATCAGGATTAGGACAAGTCATGTAGAACAAATAAGCATAGACGTCTAAGTATTCTTCTTCATATTGTTCTCTAACCACCTTTAGGAAATTAAGAGTGTAAGAATGTTCAGAAGGAATAACCTTTCCATTCTGAATATCAAATAGTTTTACTACCACGGGTTGTCTTGTTTTAAGTACTTAATAATATTCATTACCTCTTCCTTAAGATACGGCATCTCATAGTAAACTATATCTTCAATAACAGGATCTCCTTGAGGAGTACGGGCATAGATAGGATATCCATTCTCGTCTTCTCCCTCTTTTACAAACTTGACATGCTGAATAACTAGGTTACCAGCTTTAAGTCTTCTATTATGTTTAAGGATAATATACATGTAAAGTGACAACTGTAAATTGTAGTGGTTTAGATTACAATCATCAAGGTGGTCTACAGGGGTATTCATCTTCTTAGATACACCTTCCCAGTTTACATACGATTTCTCCTTAATCTCTTTGTTGGTTTTGTAATCAGTAATGTGTACAAATCCATTTACTACTTCTACTAAATCAGACTGACCGGATATACCAGCAGACTTTAAATAAACAAGTAGTTCAGGATAAACACCTTCTGTTAGTTTTTGATCAGGAGCATATTTCTTATCACCCTCAATAATAGGAGTTATAATAGGCACTTCCTTGCCATACCTTTCAATAGTATTAAACTCAAGGAGATCGCTTTCACGTTGATTGTGGTACCAATTACCAAGTTCCATAGCTCTTTCACCTTCAGCTTCCCAGATGTTTATAATCTGCTGAGGTGTTTTACCATACCACTTAGATCTTTTATTTTTAGATACCTTTTCTGCAACCGCATCTTTGTCAAAGGGTTGCTTAAATTTTGAAATCACAGATGTAGTACTAGTCCAAAGAATAGTTTCTCCGTCTGTACTTTCATACTTATGATTTTCTTCTGTAAATACTACAGACATAATTTACCATTTACCTTCAGGACAAGAGTCATCAACACTTCTTGTCTTTAATTTTAATGAGCATCCACAACTGCTACAGCAAGGTTGAGTACCTGGTGCAAAACAATGACTTCCTTTTAGATCTATAAGAGGACACTCATTGCATATCTCCATTCTTGCAGCAGCAATTTTTTCTACATGATCGGTTTGATGAACGTAGTTTTTAAGTCCATCAAGAATTTCATAACGCTTTACCCAAATGGTTTTAAGACTCTGAACTATCTTTCTTAGTAAATTCATCTTTATTATTTTTAAGAGTTTCAAGTTTTTCTATAACTCCGTTAAGCTTCTCTAATGCATCTTTGGTATACCGATACTTATTGTATTTAGAAAACTCATGAGGATTAAGTTTAGATAATACTCTTTCCTTCTGTGCTGCTAAGTCATATATCTTCTTGCTACGGACCTTAAATGTACCCAGCTTAGGTATGAGTATAGAAGTATCTTCTAAGGACGTCATAGCCTTTCTAACACGCTTATAAAAGAAGTTTACAACATCCTCTACAAGCTCTGGGTTAAGATTATTCTTTTTAGATACCTCAGCAGCTATTTCTTTATACTTCTTCGGATTCAACAGAAACAAATTTAAAATCAAGTAATACTGTACCATTTACTTGAATATTCAATGATTCATTCAACCGTATAGTCTTACGACTTTTACCCTCTTTAGTTAGAAGGTTTTTCTTTTCTGCTTTATTAATTGCATTACGTGCAGACTGAGGAGTCTTAAAAATCTTCTTTTCTGCAACAGTATTACAAAAAGAAGTAAGCTCATCCTGCTCTCTAAGACCTAACTCAGTCAAACAGTTGAGATCAGATTCACTAACCTGAATACCGTTTAAAAAGCAGTGAGTCATAATCTGATAGCGAACTACTTGCTTCTTATCAAGTTTAACGCGTTTGTCAACCTTATTCACTAGCATCTTGATCACCTTCATCTAAATTAGTCATCTGCATTACATATGCATCTGCTTGCAGTCTTTCTGCTCTTGCCTTAGCAATGTCTTTTAGAAGTTCTTCATACTTGAGTTGAGTAGTTAAATACTCTACAAG